ATCTCGGCGCTGACCTGGGCCACGATGGCGGCATACTGCGCCCCGCTGGTCGCCTGGGCCTTGGCCGCTTGCAGGTAGCTGTCTGCCATGCCGGTGATCGACCCCAGCGCGGTCTGGTCGTTGCCCCGGGCCAGGTTCAGGGTCTGCAGGTACTGGCCACGCGCGCTGGCCAGCGATACAGCTGACGACCCGGTGCTGCCCTGGATCTTCGCCAGCCAGTCGCTGATTCCCTTGCCGCTGGACCGCAGGGCATCGAGCGTGGCGGTCGCCTGCTGTTGCGCGGCGTCGGCGGCGGTCGTGGCAGCCTTCGTGACCTCGGCAAACGCCGGGGCCAGCTGCATGAGGGTCGCGTACTGCTTGCGGCCCAGCTCGGTCGTCAGATCCTGCGCACTGACCAACGCCTTGTACGCCTCCAACGTGCTTGGCACGGCCATGCCAAACGCGGTCGAGAACTGCGTGGTCAGCTGCTCGCGGGTCTTGGCCAGCCGCTCCTCGTCGGTGTAGATGGCCTGGTAGTACGCGGCCGTGGCGGTCTTGAAGTTGTCGAGGCCGCCGAACAGGTCGGCCAGCTGGCTGGCCATGTCGGCTCCCTTCAAGCTGGCCTGGTAGAGCGTCAGGCCCAGCGTGTCGAAGCTGCCATTCACGGTGCTCAGGGCACCCGACAGGCGGGTCAACGTCTGCGCCGCCGTCTCGCCCATGTGCGTGTAGTCGGTGGTCGCCAGCGTCGCGGCGGCCATTTGCTCGGAGATCGAAGTGAACTGTTCCGTCAGCTTGGTCTGGATCTGCGCCTCGGTCAGCCCCTGGAAGCTGAGTCGGATGCTGGCCGTGAAGTCGCGCACCGTGTCGCTCGACAGGCCCAGCGTGGTCGCCATCAGACCGGTCGAGACCTGCAGCGCCTTGAACTGCTGCGCCAGGCCGGATTGCAGCGCCGGATCGAGCGCGCTGGTGTCGGTCCGGTCGGAGCGGAGCCAGCCGCCCTGATAGTCCGTGAAGTTGCTGCCCGTGAAGCCGGCCGCGCCGCCGAAGGAACCCTGCAGCCCGCTGTCGGCCAGCTTGCTGCCAAAGGCGCGGTTAAGCAGGCCGGTCACGGCGCCCGCGATTGGCCCGAAATAGGCGCTGGCCGCCAGCGTGGCGGCGTTCATGAGGCCACCGCCACCGAGCTGGTAGCCGCCGGACAGCACTTTGCTCAGACCGTAGCCGGCCAGCGCGTTGCCGGCGACACCCAGGGCTGATCCGATGGACGAGCCCGTCTCGTTGAGTCCGTACTGCACGCCCGAGCCGGTCGTGTAACCGGTCGGTTGCGCCAGGCCCAGGCTTTCGCCGAAGCCGTTGGATGCCAGCTTGGCAAAGCCTGATTGGATCGACGCGCTGATGCCGTTGGTCAGCAGGCTGTAGGCACTGCTGGCAGCGCCGGCTAGGCTCAAGGCGCTTCCAGCCGCCGATCCGCCCGATTGGCCTGCGATCGCAGCGGAAGTTCCGCCCAGCCCGAGGGCTCCGGTCAGAGCCCCGGACACCGGACTGATCACCGCCTGGACCACCGGCCGCAGCACCAGGGTTTTGAACAGGTTCTTGACCGTATCGACCAGGTTTTTCCCGAAGCCCTTGCCGCTCTCGAAACCCCGCATCAGCGCGTCGGTCAGCGAGGTCTCCAGGCCATCGGCCATCTTCTTGAAATAGGGATCAGCCTGGGTCGTCAGTTTCTTGACGTTGGCCTCGGCCTCGACCACGGCCTTGTCGCTGACCGGGTCGGTGCCCGCGAACTGGCGCATTCGGTCCGTGGCCTCGTCGATCGAGGGCAGCAGGCGCTTCTTGATCTCCTGAGCCTTGCCGGCGGCATCCAGGTGGGCGAACAGGCCACCGTCCAGGTCGGCCGCCTGGCGCACGGCTTCCAGCTCTGTCGTCAGCTTGGCGAACAGGTCCTCGTATAGCTTCTTGGCGCTGTCGAACTGGACCTTGTCGGTCATCGAATCCCAGACTGCCCGGCCCGCCTCCAGGATGGCCTCGTTGCCGTCGGTGGCGGCACGGCGCATGATGGCGCCATACTGGCTCGCGAAGGTCTGCCCGGCCTGCGTCATGGGATCGAGCGACTTACCCGCCGCTTGCCCCAGACGCTCAAGCACCTGCTGGTTCTTGAGGTCATTGTCCTCGACCGCGCGGTTGTATTTCTCCCCGACCTCGCGGATCTGGGCATCGAGTTCGGACAGGCGGGATTTCTGGCGTATCCGGTCCTCGGCCGTGACTGGCTTCTCGCCCGCCACGGCGCGGCGCTCGACCTGCAGGGCCTGCGTGTCCAGCGCCCGGACCTGCTCCAGGTAGTCCGCCGTCGAGAGCCGGAAGGCGTCCAACTCCTGCTTGTAGTAGTCGCCGTAGCGCTTGGCGTTGCCCTTGGCTGCCGTGATCAGGGCGTCGGCATTGGCGGACGCCACCGCCTTGTCGTAGTCCTGGCGCGTCAGCGCCACGAGGTCGGCGATCTTCTTGGGATCGATGTTGGCCGCCTTACCCAGGGCCTCGATATCGCTGATCTCCTTCTTGAGCCGCAGCTCATTGGAGAGGCGTTGCTCAACTTTTTGCGACCACTTGATGCCCGCCTCCTGGACCTTCTGGCGCTCGGCGTCGGCCTGGGCCGCCTTTTTCTGGGTATCGATCAGCTCCTCCAGGCCGGCGATCTGCCCCTTCAGCCCCTCGACGCCGCCAGCCTTTGCCATGAGCGCAACCTGTTCGGTCGTTCGCTTACCGGAAGAAGTCCTCTCGAAATCGGCCAGAAGTTGCTTGGCACCCGCCAGCCGATCCTCCAGGTTGACCTGGCGCCCCACGTTCAGCATGGAATCCCAGGCTTCCTTGGCACCCTTCGCGACACCAGACCAGGCCGTTTCCAGGTACCCCAGATTCGCGCGGGCCGAATCAATCTGCGGCTTGAGCGCATCCGACCAGGCCTGCTGCGCCAGAGCTGCTGCCTCGGTCTTCCTGCTGTGCTCCTCCAGCGACTTGATCTGCTCGTACTGCGTGCGCGTCAGGTAATGCAGGCTGTCGTTGAGCTGGAGCGATGCCTTGACAGGCTCATCACCCAGGGCCTTGAAGACCTTGGCTGTCTCCTCCACCGGAACACCGACATAGCGCTGCATCTCCAGCGCGGTCTTGCCCAGGCCCTGCAGGCTTTGCATCGCGATTGCGCCCGTGCCGGCCATCTGAGCCAGCGCGGCCGCAGCGGCGCCGCGCGTGAATTCGCCTTGCCCCAGTGCCTTGGCCATCTCGTTGAGCTGGCCGGTGGTTGTGCCTGTAATGTTGCCGGTCGTGAGCAGGGCCTCGTTGAACAGGGCCGACTCCTTCCGGCCCTGGAAATAGGCGTAGCCCATCGCGGCGGCGGCGGCGCCCGCCAGGGTGAACGGGTTGATCAGGCCAACGACATATTCGCCGACGGCCTTGGCCGCCGGGACGATGCCGTGGAACTGGTCCTTGAGCTGGCCGCCCTGCTGCAGCAGCACTGTGAGCGGCGCCTGGCCGGATGCCAGGCTGGTGACGATGTCGGTGAACTGCGCCGGGATGCCGCGCATGGCAGCAGCCATTTCCTTGGCCGACATACCGGCCCGATTCGCCATGTCGGCGGTGGCCTTGCCCGCCGCCTGGGCCTGGGCTGCTGCATGCCCGGCTTGGTTGCCGAGTGACTGCATCGCTTCGCTGGCCTGCTTGGCGGCCGCGCCGGAAGTCGTCAGGCTGCTGCCCGCCTTGCCTGCGGCCTGCAGATGCGCAGCCGCCTGCTCGGCCTGGTTGCCGAGCGACTGCATCGCCTCGCTGGCCTGCTTGGCGGCCGCACCGGATGCCGCCACGCCGCTCCCGGCTTTTCCGGCAGCCTGCAGATGGGAGGCTGCCTGCTCGGCCTGGTTTCCGAGTGACTGTATGGCATCGCCGGCTTGCTTGGCGGCCAGCACGGCGGCCTTGCCATCCGCCGTGATCGTGATCGCTACCTCGGACATCCTGTCACTCCCATTACCCTTGAGCCGCGCGTGCAGCCTCGGCCGCGCGCTCGTTGAGGAGGCGCAGCGCCTCCTGTTCCATCACGCCGTAGCGCCGCCACAGATCGGGCTGATCGCGCCGAGGCACCCGCAGCCAGTCCATCAACTGGCGCACGTCGCTCGGCCGTACCGCCGCCCAATGCACGCCGCCCATGCCACCGAGTACCAGCTGGAAGTGGTGCATCGCGGCCAGGAACAGGTCGCACGCGCGCCGGTTGTCCGGATGGACTTCAAGCGCTGGCGGTGCCTCCGGCCCGTCGTCCTGATGCTCTTCGTCGGCCAGGCGCAGCCCGAAACACGCCAGCGCCGCACCAATCTTTTCCTGTCGGGTCACATCGTCCACCTCCTCGCGCCGAGGACGCATAAGGAAGCGGACGATGTCCATCAGTTTTTTTGTGGCGCCTCGATGTGGTGCCCATAGAAGCTCTTGATGATTGCGGCCTCAGCGCCATGCACGCTCAGCAGCCGTTCCAGGTTCTCGGTCGTGAAGGCGAGCGGCTGGCGATCGACGTCGAGCAGGTCATCGCCGAAGCCGATCAACACCTCGTCGATCAGGTCGCGGTTGCTGAATTCTGGGTCCGGCAACGGATCGTGCTCCAGGTCCGACTGCTGCTCGCGCTGCTTGATAAGTGCAAGCTGCTTGAGATTGGAGTCGCGGGCGCGTTTTTGCAGATCCGCCAACTCATCGGCCGACAGCAGCTTGAACACCACCGAGAAGGCGATCTTCTGCGTCTTGCCGCCGTCGGCGGGAACACGGAAGTGAACCGGCGCGGTGAACTTGGTCTGGGGAGCGAGGATGAAGGTCATGAGGGTTTTCCAGGGTCAGAAATGAAGGGATGGCCGGCCCGACCGGACCGGCTCGGGATCAGACGCAGACGATGCGGATGTCGTCGTTGCCCGACAGCGGAGCGATTTCGAGGTCGAAGCCGATCAGGCGCCGGCCGTTGACGTCCTCTTTCGTCGGGTTGACCAGCTGCACCTGGGGCGCATGGATCAGCATCTTGTTGCCGGAGACCGTGCCGAGCGTGAAGCCCAGGCCCTGCAGCGTGTTGGACTTGATCGCGGCATACATCGCCACCTCCTGCGCTGCGGTCAAATCCAACTTGAGCTTGCCCGACAGGTTGCGGTTGGTGATGTCCACGCTCTCGCTGCCGAGCAGCGGCGTGAACTTCACGTCGTTGCCCCAGTCGATTTCCAGGCCCGCGCTGCTGTAGGTCGTGCCACCCGTCAGGGCGCCGGTGGCATAGGTGCAGCCGAGCGTGACATCGACCACGTTGGCCTTGGCCACCACCGGCGGTGCGTTCCAGGCCGTCAGGGCCACCGTCGGCAATGCAGCGGTGCTGATGCCGCCGTCGAGCCCGATGAAGTCGAACGACAACTTGGGCCGATCGCCGACCGGAGCCGACAGCTTGACGTTGCCCATGCAGCCCAGCAGCTTGTGCATCACGCCGTCGTCGTAGTAGTAGATCGTCGCGGTCTTGAGGCTGGAGCTGACCGGCGTGTACTCGACCCGGCTGGGTGTGGTCAGCAGGGCCTCGGCGTGCGCGCAGGCGAGCAGCAGATCACCCCACTGCGGTGCCGTGGCGGCCGTGCCCGAGCCACCCAGCTCGACGCTGAAGCTGAGCTTGACGCTGGCGGGGCCGACCAGCTTGCTGAAGCCGCCGAAGTACGGCCGGATGAACTGGCGGTCGATGTTGTTGGCGTCGAGCGGCGTGACGGTGATGTCGGTCAACAGCACGGCATCGGCCGTGCCGGTCGGTACCGCATCGATACCCGGGGTGGTCTCGATCTTGAAGATGAGCGCGGTATTGGCAACGTAACGGGGCATGAATTACTCCGCGAGAGAGGGGTTGGAAGGCAGGTCGCGGCTGACCCACTGGCCCGCCACGTCATCCCAGGCCCAGCGGCCGCCGCCAGGGATCGGGGTGTTGTCGGGGCTGGCCTGGCACTCGGCGACGGGAGTGGAGGTCATCGCATCGGTTGCGTCGTCGGCGGTTTGCGACGGAGAAAGGGCTTTTGCCATCACGAAGTCCTGAAATAGGTGGTGAGCTGAAATTCATCGATCCACCACAGCCGACCGTTGCCGTCGAGCTGCAACAGGCGGCCCGAGGTGTAGTGAACCGATTCGCCGGTGGTTGCATCCGGCACCCAGCCGACCAGGGCTGCCCGCAACGCGACACGCAGGCTCAACAGGTCGGACAGCGCGGCAGCGCCCTGGGCGTCGCGCCGGTTGCTCAGCACATGCACCACGCCGAACGCCTCGGAGACGCGCGACTCGGTCATCCCGAGCACGGCCGTGGTGCTGGCCCGTTCGGCCAGCGGCAGCACGAAGGCAGCAGGCAAGGCCACGACGCCATTGATGGCGGCATCCAGGTCAGCGCTGCTCCCGATCGATTTCAGGCCGGTCAGACGACCCTTGAGCCGGGTCACGATCAGATCGATGTCCATGGAGGCTCCGTCAGTACGACTGCAGCGTGTCGGCACCGAACACGCGCCGTGGCGCGCGCACGCCCACGGTGATCGCGCCGGTCGCCGGTGGATGCTGGGCGGCGCCATCCAGGCGCACCTCGCCGCTGGCCAGGCGCTTGAGCAGACCGACGGCGTCGAGGTAGCGCTGGCGCACCGACTCGTTGCCGTTGCCGCTGTAGAGGTGGTAACGCGCCACATCGGCCGCTAGGCGCACGATCACGGGCGGCACCGTATCCAGGGGCAGCGCATAGCGCACACCCAGATAGGCATCGATCTCGGCCTGCGCATCGGCCAGCGCGCGGCCGATCACGTCGGCATCCGGCGTGCTGCCGGTGACGCGGTCGCTGAGCTGGGCAATCTCCGCCTCGCCGAAGCGGTCGATCAGGTCGGCCTGGGTGGCGTACATGATCAGTCGTTCGCGGGAGCGTCGATTCGCTCGACGGCCTGCGCTTCCAGCAGCTGCGCCAGATCGGTCACGCGCGGCTCGAAGGTCTCGCCGATCTCGATGCGGCGCTGGTCGTACTCGATGTGCCGGAGCGCCACGACGGGCACGGTCTCGATGTCTCGGGTGGAGGTTTTGGCCATGGCGGACTCCTCAGGCGATGACGTTTTCGAAGAAGTAACCGGCATCGCTGGCCGAGATCACCTCCTTGACCGATTCGCCGGTGCGAACGATTTGCCCGCCACGCAGGCCCTGGCGCGGCGCGTCGAGCACGCCGGCGATGCGGGTGCCGAACTGGGCCGTGAAGCCGAAGCAGGGTTGGTCCGCATTGGCCAGGTCGGTGCCCACATACAGCAGCGCGCAGTGCTTGCCCCAGACCCGGCTGAACGTCGGGGTCTGGCCCTTGCGGGCGGTGTTGGAGAAGCCCGTACCGATCAGCACGTCACGCACCTCGAGCAGGTCGGCCAGCTGCTGACGCGTGATGGCGCCGCCGGTCTGCGCGCTGGCGTTCGCCGCCTGGATCACCCGGGGATGCTGACGCAGCTTGGTCCAAACCGCCTGCCCCAGCACGACCGTGTTGGGCCGGAACAGCGGCACATCCATCGCCGCGAGCAAGGCATCGAGCGGATTCGAGTTGCTGAAATCGCTCCACTGGCTGGTGCCCGAGAGCGTGACCTTGTTGCCGATCGGGTAGGTCGCGTTGGAGAACACGGTGTTGGCGACGCGGATCTCGCGGTCCAGCATCACCAAGCCGGTCAGCAGACTGGTGCTCTTGGCCAGCGGGCCGACCGCAGTTGCGGGCTTGGGCATCGCGTTCCATGCCTCGACCTCGTCGTTGGGCACCAGATCGTCCAGACCCCAGTCCACGCATTCATCGTTGACCAGCGTGCCGCCGAAGTCGACCATGGTCGGCTCGCTCTTGCGGCCCACGCGGGTGGCCGGCACGGTGTAGCCGTCGGCCTTGTTGTAGCTGGTGTAGGCGAACTTCTTCGCGGTGGTGATGCGCGGCAGCACCTGATCGGCGATCAGGTCGATGTCGCGGTTCTTGTAGCCGATCGCGACGGCGGTCAGCTCGGGATTGATGGGAAAAGCGGTGGTGCTCACGGTTCAGGTCCTTGGGGTGATGAGGGGGTCAGCCTTGCAGCGTGCAGGGCGAAAGCAGGACGCGGATCACGTCGCCAGCGGCCGAGGCGTCTTCCATCGCGATGCCAATGACGCGGTTGTTCACGCCGGCGGCCGGTGCGGCCGTCACGCAGCGACCGACCGAATCCGATGTCACCTGGGCACCGATCGTCACCGCCGCGCCGGCTTCCACGAAGGCGATGCCTTCGAGCAGGACATCGACACGTTCGCCACTGGCGACCGTCAGGTCCGCGCTGACGCCGATCAAGCTGTCGGTGGCCGCTGCCGCAGCGACCGCGGTGGTCGCCGTGCTGAGCTTGACGATGCGGTAGGCGTTGATCGCACCGCCAGCGGTGAACGATTTGAAAAGTTCGGGGTTGCTCATGGTCGGTATCTCCGGTGGGAATCAGGTGGATTGGCGGGTGCTGGCGACGTGGGCGACCGCGTGGGCATAGGGCACGGGGCGACCAGCCTGCTCGGCTTGCGCCTGGTAGGCCAGGGCCGCCGCCGCGATCGACTCGGGGTCCGAGAAATTGACCGCTTCGGCGGCTCGCCCCGAGGTGATCTGTTCGCCCAGGGGCACGGTGGGCGGCAGGCTCTTGAGGAAGTCCTTGAAGGTGTCGAGCATCGGTTTGCGCGCGTCGCCCTCGCCGAACTCCAGCGGCTCGGCAGCGAAGCGGTCGAGCGTGGCGACGCTGAAATCGCGCCACGCCGGCGCGAAGCCCTGGCTGACCAATCCATCGCAAAAGGCGACGTGCTCCTGGTGCAGGGTGGTCTGGCGCTGGCGGGCCAGTTCGGCGCGCAGGCGGGCGTTCTCCGCTTCGAGAGCGGCTTTCTGTTCGGGGGTCACGGAAGGCTCCGGTGGTGGGGATGCGGGATCGGCGAATGCGGGAGTGGCCGGACTGGCGACAGTCGGGTCGGCAGCGGCCGCTTCGGCCTGCACCTCGCGCAGCTCGTCCTGTGCGCCTTGTTCCAGGCTCTGCACCTTGTAGCCAGGGATGACCGTGTCGGCCTCGGCCTGGCCGAACTTGCCGATGATCCAGTCGCGCAGACCCCGCCACAGGCTGGCGTTGTCCACGTCATCCCATTCGCCGAACGTCAGCACGCCGGCCTCGGCGTCGCTGTAGTTGACGATCTTCGGTGGCTGCAGGCCCTTGACGGCCGGCGCCTGCGCGCCCAGGAAGCCGACATGGCGCAGGTAGTACTGGCCCGGCGCCGGGTTGTTCGGCGCGTCGGGGGAATAGAAACTGGCCGAGATCTTCTTGAATGCCCCGGCCGCCACCATGTCGGCGAAGTCGGGGTTCACCTGTGCGGGCAAGGCGTACAGGCCGGGCTCATGGCCGTCAGCGCCGTCGCTGTACTGCAGGGACTGCACCCAGCCATAGGCGGGCAGATCGTGGCGGGGATGGCCCACGACCAGCGGGGCCTCGTGCCGGGCCGGATCGTAGGCTTGGGCCGCAGCCTTGAGGACGGCCTCGCTGAACTTCAGCGTGGCGCCCGACATGGCCGTGTGCCGGCCAGGCTTGAAGATGTGGAGCGGTGTTGGCGTCATGCCTCCACTGTCGCGGGAGGGAGCGCCACGGGCGAAGGAAAACCCTTGAAGAAAAAAACCGGCACGAGGCCGGCTTCGGGAAAGCGCTGGGGCGCGTCAGGCTACCGAGGCAGCCGGCTCCAGGCCGGGCAAGCAGCCCTGGCGCAGCAGGAACTGTTCGCGCTGCACAGCCACCACGATCTGTCGCACCCGGGTCGGTGTGATCCGGTATTCCTTGGCCAGCGCCCGAATGTTGTTGCCCCGGAACTTGGCGACCATCTCGCGGTCGCGCGCGGACAAACGCATCGTGATGCCCTTGGCGAAGTAGATCGCCTCGCCACCCACCACGTCGGCCAGATGCTGCATCTGCGCCAAGACCTGGTCCGCCCAGGTCTGCAGTTGCTCAAGCCACTCACGGTCGGGGGACTTCTGGCCCGCGCGCTCATCGAGCACCACCAGCGCCTCGAACATGCAGACCGCCACGCCGCGCATCGACTCGGTCAGTTTCTCGGGCAGCAGCTCTTCGAGCACGGCAACTTCCGCGCTGGACATGAAACGCCGGGTCATCGAGCCACCCCGCCATCGTGCGAAGGTGCGGGTTGCTGGACCTGCGCGCCCGCGCGCCGACACCAGCGCTTGAGCGCCTCGATCACCTGGTTGATCTGGTGCGTGGTCAAGAAGCGCCAGTGCTCAACCGGCGTCTGGCGCCGGATGTAGCTCATCAGCGCGGCATCGGTATCGGTACGCACCGCGCCGGCGGTCGCCAGCGCATGCCACAGCGCGCGCGCCTTGCTCCAGCGCTCGTCGAGCTCGTCATCGACGTTGCGTGCCTGGGCCGGGCGGCGCGGCTGGTAGGCGGGCCGCTCGCCCCGGGCCACGGCTGCGCGCGCCTGCAAGTCGGCCAGGTGTGCCAAGTACTGGCGGCGCTGCGGCGCCGTCATGTCGGCCGCGCTGGCCACGCCGGTGACGGCCCGCTTCAACGCCGTGGCGTCATCGGCCGACAGACCCAGCGCCTTCTGCGCCATGTGGATCGCGGCCAGGTGGTTTTGACGGTTGACAGGTGGGTGACTCATGGTGTGGTGTGACGGGTTGAGGGGGTAGGTTTCATGTTTCGACAGAACGGCCGTGGAGGCGTTTGGCGCCGCTGGGCAGGCGGCGTATCACCGGCGGTCGATCGAGGGGCTTGGAATCGCTTTGAATCGTGTTTGTGCCGTATCGGCATGGCCGGGCCTTGAAAGCAAAAGCCCCGACCAGGGCAACCCGGCCGGGGAGACATCAAGCGGCCACCGAGGGCACGACTTGATCAGGGGAAGGTGGTTCACACATCGGTCGGACCGATCGGGGTTTTGTCCTGGCCGTCGTCATCCGGCCACCAGGGGCAGTGATTCATACCGCTGCCACATCCAGGCTGATCGGCAGGTACTCGCCGCTTTGCTCATCGCGCTGGTAGAAGCGGATGTAGGGCTTGGTGCTGGCGGTCTGCATGCTGTCGGCGATCGCCTGCATGGCCTGCCGCCACTTGCCGTCCTGGATTTCGAGGCGGCGCAGCCCCAGCACGCGGGCGGTGTTGATCTTGCCCTCCTTGTCGGCCTGGAAGGCGTGGCTGACCAGCGCCCGGATGTTGTCGTTGGCACCGGCGGCCCATTCATGGACGCACTGGTCGATCAGCTCCTTGGCCGCCATCAGCTGCTCGCCGAAGACGATGTGGTCCTGCATCTGGCGCACCAGCTTGAAGCGGCCATCGAAGCTGGTCAGCGTGATGTTGCCCTTGGTGCCGCCGGTCTTGACGCCGTACTGGTCCAGGCTCAACGCGACGAAGTCGGCCACCTCGGTCATGCACAGCAGCTTGAAGCGGGCCAGCGTCTCGCTCTGCTGGCGTGCCTGGTTGCACAGCTCGCGCACCAGCTGATCGCGCAGCTTGTCGATCGCCTTGATCTTGCCCTCGGGAATCAGGTTGCCCTGGGCATCCTGCCAGTAGCCGGCCGGCACGCCAGCTGGGGGGAGTTGAACATCGGTCATGGAGTCAGTCCTTTCGTGGGTCATGAGGGAGGTAGGCATTCAGCAGCGGAGGCCAAGGCTGTGGTGGCGACGGTGGTCGTCGGCACCCGATCGCATGACCGGGGCGGGATCAGGCCGCCACAAGCCACTACGCATGACATCGAGGCGACGCGGTGGCACGATGGGCAGGGGTTCCACCGTCGTGGCAACGGCTTCCAGGCGTTTTGCCTTCTCCAGCAGCACCGCCTTGCGCACGGCAGACGGGGCCAGGCGGTAGTGGCGCTGGCCGTCGGAGTCCGTCTCGATGAGCAGCCATCCCATCGCCTTGAGGTTGCTGATCCGCTTGAGAAATTTGGGCCGGGCTTCCTGCGGCAGCTGGGCATGAAGTTCGTCCAGCGTGCTGGAGCCAGATGCCTTCAAGTACTTGACGATCAAGTTGGATTCGGGGCTCATGCTCATGCTTGTCTTTTCGTGGGTTGGGTTTGGCCGCGCAGGGCAGCCAGCCTGGCGCGCACCTCGGGCGGCATCGGGGCGGCGTTGCGGTCGCGGGCATCGAGCGCGGCCAGCGTGGCGTCGTGCACCGTTTTCGGCCGATCCGCGCCCGGCAGCGCCTGGCCGACGCTCATGGCCTGACCACGTACCTGCACGACACCCCGGTCGGCCTGGGTGCGGCGCTCGGTCTCGCGCTGCTGCTCAGCACTGGCCTCGGCCTTGTCGGCCATGCCCGCGAGCATGGCGTAGAGGTAGCCGTGGCCCTTCATCGGCAGCTCAAGGCGGCCGGCGGCGCGGCTGGCCAGCATCTGGTCGATCGCCAGCGCCCAGGCCGGCAGCGGCGCCGCCCAGTCGCGGCCCTTGAAGTTGATGGTGCGACGCTCCAGATCGGGCGTGAGCTGGTAGAGCAGCTTGAACTTCTTGGCCGCCGTCAGCCGCTGCTTGGGCGGCGTGAACAGGCCGATGTAGCGCAGCACCTGGCTGCCGATCGGCATGATCGTCGTGACCATGCGGTCAAACGCCTGCTGGTCGGCCTCGCTGGCGAACAGCGTGGACAGGTCGAACTCGGCGCCGCAGGTCGGGCAATGCAGTTCGCTCATGCTCAGCACCCCGCGATGACCTGGGCATCGACCTGCGGCCAGCCGGCGCGCGCGGCAGCGTTCATGGCGCGGCACACCAGGTTGTTGACTACCAGCGGGTGGCAGACGCTGCGCGCGTCGCCGGCCTTGCCGCCGCGCGGCGTGTAGACCAGGCGGGCACGGATCGCATCGACCGCGTCGGGTGCGAACACGTCCTCGAACTTGAGGCTGAAGCGCCCGAACTTGTGGCGCAGGTAGCCCTCCAGGTCGTTGTCCAGCGGTTCGAGATCGACCAGTTCGCAGCGCTGCGTGACCTCGCGCAGCTCGGCGCTTTGCCCGCCCAGGCGCTGCCGCAGTTCGGGCTGGCCGATCAGCGCCACACCGATCAGGCGTTGCATGCCGTCCTTCAACTCAGGAAGCGCTTGAGGTGCTTGAGCGTCGCCACCGGCAGGCAATGCGCCTCCTCGATCAGCAGCAGGTGGCGCCGGCCAGCGCGGCGGCTGTTGCGCAGCAGCTCGTGCAGCTGGCGAAAGCGCGACTGCGGGCTGCTGCGCAGGCTGGCATGCGGGTCGAGCGCGTGGATCACCGCCTCGGCGATCTGCGCCGACTTCAGCGTCTTGCCCTTGGTGTCGTTCTCCTCCATCGCCAGCACGTAGGGGCGCATGACCAGAACCTCGCGGCCCTCGGCCTTGATGCGTTCCTCCAGGTCTTCGGCCAGCGTGGACTTGCCGGCGCCGGACTCGCCGACCACGGCGACGAAGCCGTGGTGCTGCGCGCAGTCCATCAGCGTGGCACGCACGTAGCGCACGCTGCGCGTCTGGAACACGTCGTCGGGGCTCTGGACGTCGTCCAGGAACGGGTTGCGCGGCAGGCCAAAGTGCTCGCGTGCCTCGGGGCTCAGGGATTGGTTTTGCAGTAGCATCGTTTCCTCCTCAGGAGTTTCAGGTTGATTGGGGACTTCGGGGGCGGCCTCGGGCGGTGCAACGCCCGGGGCCAACTTGTTTTCAGGGGTGGTGTAGAGGGCCAGCAGCTGGGTCGGCGTGGCGCCATGGGCGCGCAGGCAGATATCCAGCTTCTGGCGGGCCTGGGCCGCGCCACGGGCCGGCCACTCGCCGCGCGCGGCGATGCGGCTGACGGTGGGTTGGCTCAGACCCGACGCCCGCGCGATGTCGCGCTGGCTCAGACCCAAGGCGTTGAAGACGACGGCCAGGCTCATGCGGCCCTCCCACCAGCGACCGCGCGCAGGCCGGCGCGAGCCGTCAGACGGTCGCGCAGCGCATCCAGCTCTTCCTCGGGCACGCCATTCGGGTACCAGCCACGCACCTGTGCGTTCTTGGCGGCATCCATGGTCACGCCCATGGCTACCAGGGCCTTGGCCGCTTCGAACAGCGTCAGCACGCGCGCCGGCAGAGGCGTCTGACTGGTGGTGGCGGTGGGCTCCAGATCGGTGCCGCGCTTCGGGATGAAGGTGCGCTCGGGCGTCTGGTCGATCACCTTGAGCGCGTCGATGCGGCCGCCAAACGGCACGGCCTTGGCCTTGCGCGCGGCTTCTGCCTCGGCATCGGTGGCAGCATCCATCGCGAAGCGCTCGACCTCGCGCCGGTTGCCTTCGAGCACCGTGTCGGCCGGCCGCGCCCAGTCCTCGCCGATGACGTTCGCCCCTTCCTCGCGGAAGCCGCCTTCGTCGCGCAGCACCACCGGGATGGTGTGCAGGACTTCCTTGCCATCGGCATCGGTGTCCACCACCACGGCGCTGTCCAGGTTGTACGGGTTCAGGGCGATCGCCAGTTTCTCGCCCACCATCACGCCGGGCACATGGCGCACGTCGTACTCGCGGCCCTTGAAGCTCACGGTCAGCGTGTCGCTCACCAAGCGCGATTCGGGGTGGTGCGTCAGCAGTTCCTGGCACACGGCCGGCGGCGGGGCAATGCGCAGCTGCTCGGCGGTGATCGTGAGCCACTGGTCGTAGCGGGTCTTGCCGTGCCGGCTGTGGACCTTGTTGGCATTGAACCAGCGTGCCCAGCGCTGCGCCCGGGAATTGAGCTCGTCCAGGCTGCCCACCGGCTGCAGGCGCAGGCCGGCCTCGAAGCTGCGCTCGATCAGGTCGCGCGCCTTCTCCACCTGGCCGGTGGCGCGCGCGTTGCCCGGCGCGTGAGCGATCAGCTTGACCTGCAGCCTGCGCGCCAGGTTGGCGAACAACCCGCTGGTGTTGGCGCTGCCCATGTCCATCATCAGGATCAAGGGCACGCCATGGAAGGGGTCGGCGTCCCGCTTCTGGATCGCGGCGCTGAAGCTCTCGGCCAGGTTGGCCCCGCTCTCGGCGCCCAGCACGTAGTGGACGAACACCGTACCGCTGTAGTGGTCCGTCACCTCGTAGGACCAGACGCGGTCGGACTCGATGCGCTTGAGGTTCGCGGGCTTGTTCTTGTAGAACCGCTCGCGCTCCATCACCTGCAGGCCGGCTTCGGTCTTGGTGCGGGTGTTGAGGTAGTACAGAACGCACAGACTGGCGTCGATCTGCCAGACGTGGTTCGGGTGCAGGCTCTTGAGCTCGACCGCCGGTTCGGGGCGGTTGAGCTGATCGGGGTGCATGCCATAGGCGCGCAGCGCGCTGGCAATTGCGCTGTCGCTCAAGGGCCGCACCTCGCCGGTCACCGGGTCGGTGCGCTCGGCGCGCACTTCGCCGTTGGCGCGCATCACCTCCACGGCCTGGCCGATGGACATCAGGCGCTTGGCGGTCTTGCGGTGGCTGCTCATCAGCATGGCGCTGATGGCGATGGCCTCGTCACGCGTCAGCGACACCTTGCCGGCATCGCTGCGCTGCTTGCGTTCGGGTTTCATGGCAACCTGTTTCAGGTAGCGGTGCAGCGTCGCGCGGCTCACGCACAGCTCCCGGCAGGCATCGTCATAGACGGCTTGCTTGCCACCGCTGGGAGCGGTGGCAGCGGCCTGCGCGATCTGCACCAGACGTTGGATTTGCACGGGGTTGAGCGGCATGTCGGCGGCACCAAGTTGATCAGTTGGCCCACTGCGCCACTTCGCTGGCAAGCTCGGCATCGGCCGCGTTGCTCACGTCAGGCAGGTTGAACTCTTGGCGCAAGGCCGAGAGCCGTGCCTGTACCTGGCCCACCAGGCCGGCCATGAAGACACCATGGTCGGTGCCGTCGGCCTGCAAGGCGATCAGCGCCTGGCGCAGGCCACCCAAGATGGCGCCCTCGGCATCGGCGGCGATGGCGACCGCCTTCTTTTTGAGGTCAGCGATCTGCTGATCCGGCGGCATCACGGCAATGCGCGCGGCCTTTTCTTCGGCGGCGTCCCGTTGCTGGCTCACCACCTCCAGGCGCTGCTCCTTGGCTGCCACCTCGGCCTTCATCTCGCGCACCTTGGCGCGCAGCTGGCTCGCGCTCAGGCGGTCGATGTCGTCGAGCTGGGAAACCCCTTCGATCACGTCGTCATCGTGGGTGATCAGCTCCAGGAAGGCGCTGGAGTTTTTGACTTGGGTACTCAACAGTGCCAAATTGGCACTTTTCGCGACCTTGCTCGCGGCCTGCATGAAACGATAGGCACTACGGCGCGAGAAGCCCAACATCTCTACGCGTTGATCGAATTCACCTCGCTGAGTAACCTCTTGGAGCAACAGCAGCCGCTTGCCCGCCTCCAGCAGCGCCTCGACGCTGCGGCGCTGGTAGAAGCGGATCTCGTCCTCCAGCGCACCGACGGTCAGCGCGCCTTCGTAGCCCAGCTCACGCGCCAGGGTGACGGCGCCGGCCTGCTGGGCCAACACCAGCGAAGCCAGCTCGTTGGCGGCGCGCACGTCCTGCTGCAAGTCGGTGGCGTTGATCTCGATGTCCACGGCCTCGGCGGTGGGATTGGGGTGTCGTGCCATGTTCTTGTCCTTTCAGGGGGTTGGATGAGGGAGAGTCAGGGGCGGACGCTGTAGCGCTGGCCGACTTGTTCCAGGCGGTCACGCGCAGCGGCGAGCTGGGTCGAGACGTTGACGGCGATGCGCACGAAGGGCACGCCCAGCCGCCAGCGGTTGGTGCCGGGCACCTGTTCGACAAAGCCGGTGGTGTCGGCCAGCGCCGGCAGGTTCACGCTGACCCAGCTCGGCGCCACGCTCAGGCCCTTGGCGATCTCGCCCGGGGGAAGGCCCAGCAGTTCGTGGCCAGCCAGCAGCCGGAACAGTTCGCAGGTCTTGCGGATCGGCTCGGCCAGCTTGCGAGGACTGGCACTCGGTGGGTTGGTTTGCATGGCTAAAATCATTGGTTGGTTGATGGGGATGGGTCTCAGGCCGCAGTCTTGGAAGGGTTCGGCTTGAGACCCAGCTTCACGGCGATGTCATGGGCATCGCCGTAGTAGCCCTTGTCGATGCCCGCCATGACGCGGTAGACCTTGTTGGGCTGGTAGCCGTTGTCGCGCGCCCACTGGCTCAGGGTCTTGCCCTCGCGGCGGAAGCGTTCACGAACTTGATCGGGAGTGCTCATGCGTTGCGTCCTTCTAGTAAGTTGTTGGGAAGTTGTGGTGTGATTATGGTTCAAATTTTTGAACCATGCAACCAAGAAGGTCCATTTTTTTATGCTTATCGCAGAACGCTTCAAAAGTGAACGTGAACGCCTGGGCCTTACGCAGCCAGAGGTCGCTGTGTTGGCTCAGGTCGGAAAAACGACCGTGATCAACTGGGAAAAGAGTGCGTCCTCCCCTACAGCGGTGCAACTCGAAGCACTTGCACGAGTGGGCTTCGACTGCCTCTACGTCATCACTGGCCAGAGAACGGGTGGTGTCAAGCCTGCCCCCACGCTGACGACGGACGAAGAAGAGCTGCTGGCGTTGTTCCGCGTAGCGCCACTGGCCGTCAAGGCGGCGGCCATCGGGGCGCTGCATGGGGCGGCTGCAGCACCGAGGGTGGTAAAGCCGCGCGCCAAGGCGCAGCCACGATCCGCCACGGCCAAGGCCGGTTCTGGGTCCGGCGCAATCCAGAACTTCCACGGCACCGTGCAGGGCGGTGTGGCCGGCGGCAACATCATCTATCGCGGCACCGACAAGGACGAAGGTGGACAGTGACCACGACGGTTCATCAGCACTTCCATGGCGACATCCATGGGCTCGTGGCGGGCCGGGATATCGAGCACGTTTGCCCACAGCTGTGCCGGGCCGTGTCCCGCTACGAGCAGCGGGCGATGGATCTGCTGCCGGCGTGCTGCCACGACGAACTGGCAGCCGTCATTCGGCACTCGGACTGCTCGGCGCGCGACATCTACCACGCCTGCCGCACATGGGCGCTGGGCTGCAAAGACGGCCGCCTGGTTCGTCGCCATGCGGCACTGGACTACACGATGGGCGGCGTGTTGCTGCTGGCGGCGGTGGTGATATTCCTGCTGGTCGCACTCACAGTCCTCAACCTCTGGGGCCATCCAGTGCCCTCGACGATGCATCTGCAGCTAGGAGGCGTGACCATCGGCGGCATCGCGGTGGGCGCTGTCGCGACGAGCCAGCTCATCGGGCCGCAGCTCACTGCGCGCAAGGCGGTACGGGTGCTGGGGCGGGCATCGAACAACAGAAAACGATAGCAGGAAAAAGCAGATATGCACACGCGAAAACGGATGGTCCACTTTTATGAGATCGTCATGCAGTCCTACACACGCACCGATGTCAAAAGTCCGTCCACGACCGACTTTCCCAGCATGCTGCAGTGCTTCCAGCGGCTGGCAGCACGCAAGCCCGTCGAGATTGCCCGAACGCAAAACGTCTCGACCGTCTTGGCCGACTGGAACTACGACCCAGCCAACAACTTTTACGAGTTGCTGATCAACAAGGCGGATGCAACGCTGTCAGATGTGGCGTTTCGCAATCTCAGCACCAAGGCCCTGCGGAAAGCTGGCAAGCAGAAGATTGAGGGCATCGAAACCTCCTGCCACATCCTGCTCAAGCCTGATGCAAACGGACACAGCGTCACCGTGCTGATGACGATGGGGGCCGGCATCAGCATTGCCGATGTCGCCACGCTGTTCAGGAATCTGGCCAAGGCGGCATCGGGCCTGCCGGCCAACCATGCGCTTTTCCACTTCGATCACCCTTCGGGGGCCAAGGCAGCAGACGGGACGCCTGTTCAGTATCGGGTGTCATACAAGTTCACGGACTATGCCTACAAGGGGCAAACACTCGTCCAGGCGCTTCAAACGGGGGAGTTCGAGTCACTGGAACTCATTGCGCACGATGTTTCGCAGTTTGACACTGGGGGCAACCTCCAGATTGAAGAGCGCGTGGTCAAGGTGAAAGCCGCGCTGCCCAAAACGGTCACCGGTGCCGCTTTGCGCAACGCGATTGATCATTTCAAGCGAGGTCCGGACGGAGCATGGTTCGACACCGCTCGCATTCACTACAAGAGCCCGTCGGGCAAATCGAGCGCGACCACGCTGCAAATTCAGGCCCTTGACGCCACATTCACCCACAACGAGCGGATCGAGTTCGACACGGATGTGGAGGCCCAGCAAGCCAGCCTGAGCCCGACCGTGCTGCAGAAAATGCGGCCGCTCCTGCTGGCGCTTCCGTAGGTGTAAAGTGATGACCATGTTTGGTGATCTCTTCAGGCCGTTTGCCTACCTCACGGTCAAACACCCGTCTGGGTTTCCCCGATGGGTGAACTGGTTGCTACCCGGACTGTTCTCACTTGCGCTCACATGGTTGGTCTGGCACTTCGACGTTCAAGTGAACTTGCTGGGTGAGAAAGGGTTGTTGGAAAGGCTGCTGGAGTTCATCCAGACGCTGGCCGGCTTCTATATTGCTGCCTTGGCAGCGGTTGCCTCGTTCAACAGCCCGCATCTCGACAAGTTGATGCCCAGTCCGGCGCCGACCATGGAAGTGAAGCACAACGGCGTCTTGCAACCCGTTGAAGCCACCAGACGGCGCTTCTTGAGCGCGATGTTTGCTTACCTGACGGCACTGAGTTTCCTCTTCTCCTTGCTGGCTATTGCGGCCTTGACGCTAGCCGATCCTCTGCGCACGTTGCTCCCGACAAGCAGCTTGCAGTACCTCACACCCTTGGGACTGTTTGTCATCTTGTTTGCAGTTGCGCAAATGACGGCCATCACTTTCTGGGGCCTGTTCTATCTGGGTGAGCGCATGCTGACCCCGGACTAAAACTAAAGCGCTTTCCTGAGTCCCAGGGGAGGCCTGCCGGCACAGTGTCTGCATGCAGACACAACTCCCCGACCCCAAACCCGTTTCCCTGCGCCTGCCGCGCCTGAGCGGCTGGCTGTTGATCACCCTGGCGCTGGCCGGCGCCGTGCTGGCGATCGCGCCGCAGCAGTTGCCGGTCAGCCTCTACAAGCTCAGCCTGGTCACGCTGGCCGGCGTGGTCGGCTACTGGCTCGACCGCTCGCTGTTTCCCTACGCGCGGCCCGACGTGTTCCTGGAGCTGTCGGGCATCGAGGTCGATGATGACGGTGCCTGCTTGCCCTCGCACATCGCGCTCGCGCCCAGCTCCACGCTCCTGCACCTGATGGGCATGGCCATGCTGCGCCGGGCCATCATCGTGGCGGCCACCATGCTGGCCATAGGCCTGGGAGCGTGACGGTGATTCCCCCGACCGATCCCGCCACGGCCCGGCATTCCATGCAGCAGTCCGTGCGCCACCTGCGCGCGCTGGCCGGGCTGATCGTCGTCTGGGCCTGCGTGGCGCTGACCTCGATCACGTTGGCACTGCTGGGCAGCTGCCTGCTCGCCAATCCCGCCTGGGCGCAATCGGCGCCGGCGGCGGCCCGACCTTACCAGGCCTCCCTGCTGCGCGCGGCCCACGGCCAATGGGGCCTGGAGGCCCCGGTCGCGGCACTGGCGGCTCAGGTTCACCAGGAAAGCGCCTGGAACCCGCAGGCCGTCAGCCGCGTCGGCGCGCACGGCCTGGCCCAGTTCATGCCCGAGACCGCGCGCTGGTGGTGCGAGCTCAACGGCCTGGCGCCGCTCGACTGCCAGCCGAATAACCCGACCTGGGCGCTGCGCGCGCTGGCCGGCTACGACAAGTACCTGTTCGACCGCACGCCGGCGCGCTACGCCGCCTACGACCGGATGTGGGTCGCGCTGCGCGGCTACAACGGCGGCCTGGGCCACTGGCAGGCCGAGGCTCGACAGGCAGCGGGCGACAGCCGCGCGGCCGTCGATGCCGCCTGCGGCCGCGCGCGCCGCCACCCCAGCCATTGCCCAGAAAACCTTGCCTACCCGGCGCGCATCCTGGACCGCCTGCAGCCGCTGTATGCGGGCTGGGGGCCGCTGCTCCAGCAGCCCCGGGGGACTGCGTGATGCTGGCCCTGTTCAACGGCATCGCCGCGCGCTGGGGCGCCTGGACGGCCTATCGCATCGTCATCGGCGTGATTCCCCTGCTGGCCCTGCTGCTGGGATTGGCGACTGGTGGCTGGGGCGGCTGGACCCTGGGCCGCGCACGCCTGCAGGCCGAGCAGGCGCGGCAAGCCGAACAAGCGGCCGAGCAAGCCGCCAACGCCCTGGCGGCCGCGCAGGTCCGGGGCGAAGCGCTCAGCCAGGCGCTGGCTGCGCACCAGGACCGGATCGATCAACTCACCAAGGAGAAAC